GTTATTGGCCCAGAGGTCACAGGTTCAAAACGACCCGTGGGCCCCGAACGACCCACGTTCATTCTAACGGCGTGAGCACGATGAAGTTCCATGAAGAAGACAATGCCGTCGCCCCAGTGGCGAGAATCAATAAGCACATGGCTGGAAACACTCATCGCAGCGAGCCACAGCCCTGAAACCATCCGAACGCGCCGCCACCAGATGACGACGCTCAGCAACGAACTGAACGGATCACCCCTCGATGTGGACGGAGAAACACTGCTCCACTGGTTCGCCGTACACGAGTGGAAGCCCGAAACGCGCAAGGGTTACAGGAACGCCGCCGTCTCCTATTTCGGGTGGATGCAGGCCAGCGCAAGGCGTCAGGACAATCCCGCCGATTCCCTTGCCAAGCGTGCGCCGCCCCTCGCCGCATCCCAGGCCATGCCCCTGATCGGGTCATCCTGTCGGCGCTAGGGCGCGCGAATGAGGCGGAAACGCTGATGATCCGACTAGGTGCGGAATGCGGATTGAGGCGTGCGGAAATCGCGCAGGTCAACAGCCGGGATGTGATGGACGACCTGCTCGGACGTTCGCTGATCGTGCACGGCAAAGGCGACAAGCAACGCATCGTGCCATTGCCCGACGACCTGGCCGACAGCATCGAAACCTGCCACGGATGGCTGTTCACCGGACGATGGAGCGGGACACGTCGAGGCGAGTTACATCGGCAAGCATGTGGCGCGGTTGCTCGGTGACGGGTGGACTGCACACAGCCTGAGACATAGATACGCCACCACCACGTATGCGGCCACGCATGACCTCTACCTGGTCTCCAAGCTACTCGGTCACGAGAGCATGGAAACCACGCAACGCTACGTCGCTATGCCGGATAGCAGGCTTCGCAGTGCCCTTTCCGCTGTCTCACTGGTATCCTAAACAACAAGAAGAAAGAAGAACATTATGAAACGCAAAGCCATAGCCATCATCGCCGTTCTGTTGCTTGCCCCTCTTTCCGCCTGCGGAGGTTCCGCCGGCGCGGGTGCCGAATCCGCGACTTCATCCTCGGTGACTGCCAAGTGTCTGGATGTGGATGCCGACGCGCAACAGGCGATAGCGGATGGGGCCACATACGGCACGCTGACACCGGTGGCGGCCAAGGCTGTGAAGGCCCCAGCGCGCTCGGATGCGTACCTCGTGGCGATGAAGTTCAACGACGGTAACGGCGAGATGACCGGTGTATGGATGACCAGCGGACTGACTGCTACGGATGTCGGCCCCTTGCTGAGCGTGGATGGCGCAGCTCACCAGTTCACGAATTGGCCGAATACCATTAACGGTGAAACGCTCAATATTGAGGAGCCCGGCGTGGCCGACGCTAAGGCATGTTTGTCTTGATCGCCAAAATGCACTATGCCCACACGTCTTTGCTGGCGTGTGGGCATAGTGCTGTCAGGCGGCGAGTTTGAGCGGGTTATATGCCACTCCGAATGCGTTGGCGATCTGCGGTGCTGTCCACCCAAGCCCTGCGGCGGCGATGGTCATCCATGTAGGAGCGCCGTTCATGACACTGACCACGGTGGCGACACCTCCGAGCAATCCGAGAATGAAGCAGACTACATAGATTACTGTGCGAACGGTGTCGTTGAACGCGGGGGTGTATCCGCTGACGCTGGTCTGTTTGCTGCTGTAGTTGTTCAAAATGGTTTGAACATCGGCGTCGCTGAGGACGTTCGGGGTCTGTTCGTCGATGTTGACCGAAGCTGTCGTTGTGGTATTGCTCATAATGTCCTTCTTTCGTTGTTATTGGATTGCCTGGGTCAGTCGCGTGTACCAGGGTGCTTTTGCGCTGCCGAGTTTGAACACCGGTAGCGTTTTGCCGCACTGTTTGGCGACCATTTGCAGTGCGGTGACCTGGTCGGGGTGGGTGAGGTTGTGACTTTGCTGGCCGTCGAAATAGACGAGTCGGTTTTCGTCGTTTGGCTGGATGATGCATTGCATGTCGTCATCGTCTCCTGTTTGTTGTTGGTTGGTTGTTTGTGCAGGTATGAGTTGGCCCTCGATGTCGTCGGTCCAGCCGAGCAATGTGTAACCGTATTGGTGGGTCCAGATGCTGACCGGATCGGTGTGGATGAGTCCGGTGGAACTGTTCGTGGTGCGCATGGTGCCGTCACCCAGATAGATGGCGACATGACCGTAGGGAGAGCCGTGTGGGGCGAAGAAAATCGGTGCGCCACGCGGGATGCCGGACAGATCGGTGGTGGCGTGTTTGTGCGTCGAGGCATTCCATGCCGAGATTGCTGATGGGTGCACGGCCTGTGCGTTGTAGCAGTCCTTGACGAATGCCAAGCACATGCCCGCGTAGCCCTTCGTGATGGTCAGGCTTTTGGCGATGGCCTGTTCACGTGTGTTGATCATTGTTTGAATTCCTTCCATGCTGGGCGCTGTCGAATAGTCCTGTGGGTGGAGGCGGTGGCGGCGGTGGTGCTCCACGGTATATGTGATCGACCAGTTCCCTATTCCACAGCCACAGCAATTGGTTGTCTTCGATGGATTGCTGAATAATGAGGGCTTCATCAAAATGGTGACGATGATTCGCTACGGCGGCCTGAATGAGTGCGCCGGCCAGCGCTGACCCAGCTGATGCTAAGGCAATTATGATGGTCTCGCTCATTTCATGCGGTCCTCTGAACGGAACCAGATAGTATTACGCTTCTTATTGATCTGTTAGCAATGTTGTTGTATATGACTGGAGTCACGGTATCGCCCGCTGTAAACGGGCCAGTATAGCTGTAAGAGACCGAATCCTCATTCACCGGAGGTACGCGTCCCAATTCCATAACTTGATCGGGTGATCCTTGACCGGTGTAATTTTTCGCCAACTCGATGAACTGGCGCTGATTGTTGATCCAAGGTGCGTCTAAGTTGCTCAGGCGCGCGCTAAAAGAAATTGACAGAATGCAGTCATATGTGACTTTGAATGCATTATTTGCGTAGGATATCAAGTCAGAAGATTGAATGATTGGCGTCAAACTCGATAAGACAGTGAAACCTCCGTTGCTGGGCGCAGTGTTTATGGAAAGGGTGACAGAACGGGAATAGGCAATCGGTTTCGTTGCAAATCTCTGCAAGTCAGCGACAAGCCTTTCCAAGCTTGTAACACGGGAGGCTAAACCGTTTGTATCCTGTCCGCCGAAATCGAAGCCACCAAGGGTGCTTTCGATGGATTCGGCCTGTTGCTTGAGAATATCGGGCAGTTTGTTGATGTTGTCACTATCGACTGGGTATGGAAGCAGGAACTTCGGTGTTGTGGCAGTCATGATTCTCCTAACTCGGATTTGAGGTGTTGGTTACGTACCGGAATGCGCCGAGCGGGTAGCTGCAGTTGGAAAGCTGCCCATCGGCATCATTGATCGCCTTCAGGTCGGCAATTGTGGGAGTGCCGTAGCTGTCAGGCATCGGACTGGGGAATACGTTAATCGTGTGAGACCATGCACCTTTTGGATTCTTCGGATTGAAGGTGACTACGCCGGATATGCTGATCCATGGGCCGTGAGTGTCGGGAAAGAACCGTTCGAATTTGCTGCCCAGAATAATCAGACGACATGGTTTTGGGATATACCGCCAGATACTCTTTACCCGTTTTGAGTAAAATGTGAGCTCGGGCAGTCGTAGACGGGAGTTATTCTCATGTACTGCTGCGATGATTCCGGATACGTCAAATTTGGCGATATTCATGTCATCACTGACCGCGCTGCCTTCCGCGTTGACATACTCGTCCATGTCGATGTCCAACACGTTCTCGCCTTCGCGTGAACCGGTGTCAATACGCAGGATTCGGCTCTGATCCTGGCTGAATGTCATGACCGTACTGCCCTTGTCCTGTTCCGTGGTGCTTACACCTGGATTGGTTACGGAGCGAGAATAGTATTTGATTTCAGCCTGTGAATAGAAGTCATCTGGTGGGGTGACGGTTGCAGTCTTATCAATCTGGATATTCCGTGCCTGCTCGATGATGGTGGATTTCATCATATCGCCGTCAAAAGCTGTGTTGAAGTAGTCGTCTGGCATGATGATCAGATGGCCCGTGAGCGTGAGAGTCCGGTTCCAGGGTAATGACAAGTATGTCAGCCAGACGTTGTTGGCTTGCTGGCTGTCGAAACTCGTCACGTAGGTAGCTTGGCCGAATCGTATCGTCGGCGGCGTGGTCGAGTGGTCGGAACGCTTGTTTTTCATGACGTCATATACGCTTATGCGTTCGGTGGCGAGTGGATCACTCCCGTAGACCCCGCCAGCGACGCTGGCATATGAGGCAATGCCATCGGCGCGGAACCGTTCCCCTACCCAATTGAAGAAATCGCTTCCGGCCCATTGATAACCCTTGTAGATTCTGTCGTCGGCTTTTGGCCCTTTGGCGGTATCGGTCTTGATGTTCCATGCTTTGTCGGATGCGGTCACGTCAAGTCGGGTTCGTCCGTTTTCATTGAGATTTGTGAGTTTAGCGCTGGTTATTGTGCCGCTGAACATGGGCATGGGGTCTTGCTGGCTGTTGTAAATTTCCAGTGTGCGGCCCTGTATATTTGCCTGATTTTTGCTGTATGCGCCGGTTGGGTCAATGAGCGATATGGCAAGTATGCACGGTTCGAGGTCGTCCCAGGGTGTTTTTGTACCCCACGTAAGCGTAAAGGGTGCTAGAGCGCTCGGCAGGTCTCCTTCAGCGTCGAGTCGGATTGGGAGTGGACGGCCATCAAGATACACGAATGCCGTGTCCTCAATAGGGGCATTCACCTCAGAGATTACAATGTCGTCAAGTCGGATAGCTCCGGGATTGGCGGCAAATGTCACAGTTGCGCTAGTGGCCCCGGACGGAGCTAACGTTGTGTAGTTCAGCTGACCCCATTTATTCCCACCGGACGAATAGTTACCCAGCACGATTACTGGCTGATCGCCAAACTGAATAGTTACCTTGACTGCTCGGCTGGATTGAAACGAATTCGAATACGCGTTAAGAGTGAGCGCTGTGCCGGGAGCTACAGCAAAGCTTTGAGAAACAGAGCCACCATTGCCGAGTCTGAGTTGATAGCTTCCGCCATGTGGGGCAATGCCAACAGAATCGTTCGCTTGACTAGTCACTTTGGCATCACCTATGGCATTCCAGCCTGAGAGATTGCCGGTCTCGAAGTCGGGATTGGTGAGTGGCGCATTACGTGTGACGACGCTGCTCATACGACCTTGCCTTTCCCGCGCACTGTGGCCCATTCGTTGAGTGAGTCCACGATTTTGCTTGCTGTTTCGTCGTTGTCGAGGTTGCCGCTGCTTTTGACATCGAGCTTTTCCACGATGATGATGGTATCGGCCTGTTTGCGGGCCGAGGCCGTGATACTGGCCAGGCTGTCGGTTCCCGAGAGGGAGGCATTGGCGGTGATTGTCGGCACATCGAATCGCTGTTGTCCGATCAGGCTGCTGATTTTGCCAGCCACCGAGGTGACCTGGGGTACCACCGCGCTTTCGTATCCCTGGCTCAGCCCCTTGCCGAATCCCTGCATAGTTACGTAGCCGTTGTTGACAAGCAGTTGGGCGTCGTAGCTTTCTGGGCCTTTGTGGTTCTTGATCCAGTCGCCTATGCCGCTAATCCAACCGGTGACCTTGTTCCATGCGCTTTTCAAGCCGTTGAAGAAACCATTGATGATGCTCATTCCCGCGTTTTTCAGCAGGTCAATGGCATTGTTGAAATAGCCTTTTATCATGTCTGGGATGCCACGTATCCACCCCATCAGCCCATTCCACTTGTCTTTTATCCATTCAGCGGCTGCGGCTCCCGCTTGTTTGACCTTGTCCCAGTTTTTGACCAACAGCACGATGATGGCGATGATGGCCGCGATGGCAGCTATGACCAGAAGGATGGGGCCGACGAGCGCGCCGGTTGCCGCTGCTGATATTCCGGCGATCACGCTGTAGGCAGTCAGCACGCCGTTCATCACCAAGATCACGGCGGCAACGGCTGCGATGGCCGCGATGAGTGGTACCAGCCAACTTGAATTCTGCTGTATCCACTGTGCAAGGCCAGCGAGTTTCTGGGCAGCAACGGTCAGCATGGGCAGCAATGCCGTGCCAAGGGCGGCTTTCGCATTCTCCAGTGATGTGGTCATGCGCTGCTGCTGACCTTGGGCGGTGTCTGCCTCCTCGGCGAATTTGCCGGTGACCTTGCTGGACTGGGCCGTGACGGCGGCCAGGGTGGCCTGCATCTTGGCGTTCTTGTCGCCCGCCGCATACTGCTTATCAAGGCCGAGTTTCGCGGCGTACCCCTTGAGCGTGGCATCGTTCAATGTGATCGCATACTTCTCGATGGGGTCCATCTCCCCTTTGAGGGCGGAGCTGAGCGCTTCGACGGCTTCGGATGCTGTGCCGCCATATGTTGCGCTCAAATCGGCGCCAAGGCCGATGAGGTCGTTGGTCTTGGTGGCTGATTCGTCCACGCTCATGCCGAAGTTCTGCAACTGGCTACCCATCAGCGTGGCCAGCTCGTTGTAGCTGTTCTGGCTCAGTCCGACTGCCTGACTCGCATTCTGTGACCATTTGAGCATCTTGTCACTGGATGAGCCGAATACCGTCTCGACACCTCCGACTGATTGCTGGAGGTTACCTGCCGCATCAGCACATTCCTTCGCCCCCGCAGTGATCGCGCCGAGGGCGGCTGCGGCGCCGACGGATGCTTTGTTGAGTTTGTCCTTGAACGACTGTGATGCCTGTTGCGCTTTGGTCATCGAACTGACGGCGCTGACCGAATCGCCGATGATCTTCACGGCGAGAATAGCGGACTTGCCCATGTCGTTTCACGCTTTCATTTCGTCGGATTCGTCTTTCATCAGTTGCAAACAGGTGCCCCAGTCCTGCTCAAGTGGTTCGCTCTCGCGACGCCAGAGCCAGGGGGCTATGCCAAAGCGGGCACTGAGTATGCAGGAGGTTCGGCCGAGGCTGCCGTCCGGCCACTGCTTGAATCCGAAGATTTTCCCAGCGAATCCCCATCCTCGTCTTTCTCAGCTTCGGATTCGTCTTCATCTGGAGTGCCCAGGGCGACGACCGTGGCCATCCAGTCGTTGAATTCGATGCCGGTAATCTGTTTGCCGCGTCGCAATGCGTAGTACGTCGCATAGGAGTTCTGCAGGATGGGGCTATCATTGCCGACCTTGCCGCCGTGTGTGATCACGTATTTCTCTGCGGCCACTCGGTCAAACATCGTGACTGCGATGATGTTGGTGGTCCCATCGGTGTAAGCGACTTCGGTGAGGTTGGTGACGTCTATCTTCGCCATTGTTTTGCCTTTCATTTCGATGTGGTGCCATATACCTGGGCTATGGCGTCGTCCACGATCTTCTTGTAGATCTGTGTCCACTGCGGTTCGGTCTGCTTCGCTGCGGTGCGGACGAATGGCTGTGCTTCGATGTGGTGGCCCGGCCACCCGTACTCTATGGGTCCCGCATAGGGGACCGTTTTGTTGTTACCGGCTCGTATGACTCCGGCCTTGGCCGTCGCCCCTGCCCTGACGGACTTGGACAGTCGACCTGTCTTACCTTTCGGCGCGAGCGTGCGCGCGGGGCCCACGACCACCTGAGCGGCCTGCTTGTTGCCTTTGCGCAGGTCCTTCATGTCCGCCCCGGCCTTCTTGAGGGTGCGGGCCAGATTGTCCGCACCCTTGACCGTGATCGTGGTCTTCGCACCACTGGCGGTGATCGTGGTTCCCGCCACGGTTACTCGGTTGCCGGAGTGTGGTCGGCGGCGGCGATGGAAGTGGCCACGAAGCTGAAATCGATGTCGTTCTGCTTCTTCACGTCCCCGCCGATGGCCACTGGCGCCACCTGAACATTGCCGGTGAATTGTGAGCCGCCGAACTTGGACGGTACGAAGGTGAACGGTAGCGACTTGCCCGCGTTGGCCAGACACCAACGTTGCAGGCCATCGGTCGAATAATCCTCCTTGATGGTGCCCTCCAGAGTCCAGGAAGTGGTCTGCTCTCCTGCCTCGTCGTGGCCGTCGAGGAAGGTCTGGGTGTCCTCGGTGTCTGTTTTCGGCGTGAGTGTCACCTTGGTGACATCGGCCATGAATTCCTTAACACTGGTGTTCTCTCCGATGGTGAGTGTTCCGGGGCCGAGTGTTCTGATTTTTGCCATGTGCGTTCCTTAGTTGTTGTCGAGTGGGTTCAATTCGATTTGGTAGGCCGCGAACTTCCCGGCGCTGCCCGCCGTCCAGGTGACCGGCCGTATGGTCGTGTAGTTCAGGTCACTGGCCGCTATCTTGTCCAACACTGTGAAAATCGATTCGAGGGCAAGCGTCTGGGTGGTTGGAGTTCCGGCAACTACGTCGAATTTCCACACGACGTTGTGGATGTCGAAGCTCTCGGCTTCCAGTTCGGGCGCTTCAAGGAACACGGCTGCTTTCCCAGATTGTGGTTGGATAAGAGCCGCGTCGATGGTAACGATGCTGACAGTATTGCCCAGCGCTTCAGTGATGAGGTCTAGGACTTCCTGTTGCTGTGCTGAGAGTGGTTTCATGCGATCACCATGCCGCCAGTATTGATGCCCGCTGCTTTGAGCTTGGGCCACACGCTGCGCAGTGGGTCGGTGGATATGCGGAATGGCTGTGTCTCGCTGTCCGCTATATCCATCACGCCCATCCTCGCGTTTCGAGCATTGTAGAGGTCCGTTGCGCAGCCGAGGATGCAGTCATCCTGCACTGTGTCATCGATCTGCGCCGTGCCGATTGCCGATGCCACATAGGCGCGTGCCGTTTTTAGACAGCGGTTCAGGCGCTCGTCGTCACCTGCTGGCACGGCGGTGTCATCACGTAGTTGTGCCAGCAGGGTGTCGTCAGTCGTTTCTTCGGCCATGTCATGCTGCCTTAGGCGGTGAACTTGACGGGGAGCAGGCCTTGGACGAATGTGCCCGCGATGGCCATATAGCCGTATACGGAGTAGTTATCCACGATCTTGGTGGGGTCGGTGTTGGTCAGTTGTGTGGGGCCGCCCGATTCCCAGACCGTGATGGCTTCGGGGTCGAACAGTGAGGCCGTGCCATCCGGTGCGCCCGGCAGGAGCTGGACGGGAACCCGCAACAGGTCGCCGACGGTGGCGGTCAGGTCGAAACTGCCCAGGGTGTCACTGCCCTTGCCGGAGAGATCGAGGAACCGGTTACCGGTATCCTTCAACGCGACCAGCGCTTTAGCGACATCCTTGGATACGATCAGCTTTGGACATGGCCGCATTGCGTTCATCCATGATTTCGGCTGCGTCAAGCAGCAGCCCAGCCCAATCGTCCGGGGTCATGGCGGTCAGCGTTTTGGACACCGTGATGTTGTTGGCGTTCTCCGCCGCGTCCCGTTGCGCTGCAATCAGGTTCGTAGGTGAAGGAGCGTGCCTTCAGTTCGGTTGCCTTTGGCGTAGGCGTTCCTGAGTGCTTTGAGTGCGGTATTCAGCATCGGGGTGGTGGAACGCTCGATAACCTGACGGCTCAGTGTCGTGTATCCGCCGTAGGTTTCGATATCTGCGGTCTTGGTACCGAATTTCACCTTGCCGAATGTCAAAGCATCGCCTTCGGAAGCCTGCTTAGCAACGGCAGGTGGTGTCCTCGGTGACGACGTTGTATTCCATGCTCATGCCCTTGTCGGGGAGCGCGTCGTGGGTGAGAATGTTCATCAGCTTGCGTCGCTGCTCGATCAGTCGCAGATCGTCGGCAATCCAAGCGACGGTGTTGCCGGTGTCTCCCGTGCTGATCAGATCGCGGGTCTGGTTCATCAGGTCGATTGCGGCCTGGTCTCCCTTGGCGAGAGCTTGCAGGTAATCTGCCTGGGAACGGTATTCGCTGCCCAGCGTCTTGACCGGTGCGGGGTTCATGCCCTTCGCCAGTGCGGTCTTCATGCTGCGCTGCTCGTCCTTGATTCCGGCAATTGCCTCTTCGAGTTCCTTATCCATGCGGGTGTCCTTTGGTTCGTTGGTTGATTGTGGTCTGTTCGAGCGCTGGCTGGTGATATGGGCCTGCGGATATGCGGGGATACCGGTGACTGCGACCTCGTACAGGTCCACGGCCTTGCGGTGCACTTCCATCACCCCGTCATCGCTGTCCACGATGATGTTCTCGACTGGGCTGAATCCGATTGAAAATGCGTCGTACACGCCGTCACGGATGAGGCTGACGGCCTCCTGTGCGGCGCGAGTACTGGACAGTTTCGCGCTGATGTGCAGCCCGTCATTCTGCACGGTGCGGCTGGTGACCTTGCCGATGAGCTGGCCGTGGGAGTCGCTGATTTTCACGTCGCGCGAACCGAAGTCGCAATCGGCGTCGATGACCTCGGCGTAATCGGAGAACAGCTTGTACCTGGTGTTGAACGGGACAGCGATGCCTTCGAGTTCGGTGCCATCCCCGGTGTTGTCGCCGGTGTCCCGCATTTGCAGGCCTTTGATGGTGAGCTGTCGTGCTTCCATCAGGCGTTGGTCTTCACTCATTGCTTGCCTCCACATTGGTTGGTTCGGGTGTCAGGGGTGGCATGCCTTCGCGTTCGCGTACGTCGTCGATGGTGAGCCACTTCGAGTCGAGCGCGGTCTTGTAGGCGTTGAAACGGTCGGCCATGTCGGCTCGACGGCTGGAATCCCAGTCGAACTTCGCTTCCCTGCCCCGGGGCAGCAGCGTGGCGAACAGTTCTTCGATCTCTCCGGTGTATGCGGAGAGTGTGTAGTCTGCGAACTCGATCCAGCTTTGCTCGATGTTGGAATAGGTGAGGTTGCTGCCATCGACGGCGGCGAGCATGATGCTCGCTGGGATGCCCAGCAGCCGGGCGATTTGTGTGGTGTCGAACTTCTGTGTTTCGAGAAATTGCAGGTCGGCGGGTTTCATGTCGAGCGGCACATAAGAAAGGTTCGATCCCATGACTTTGATGTCACCGGCTTTGCCTGATGCTTTCCAGTCCTGCTTGGCCTGTTTCGCCGATTCCGCCGTGATTTTCTGGTCTGACTTGAGGTACCCTTTGAGGTTCGAGGAATCCGTGTAGAAACGGGCCTTGTAGTCTCGGGCCATCTTCGCGCCCTCGACTTCCTCACGGGCCGCGCTGATGGGTCCCAATCCGCGCAGTCGGCCTGGCACGTTCAAGAACTTGCAGTGCACGATCTGGTCGGTCTCGTATTCGTGTCCGAGGTATGAGTAACGCAGTTTCGGGCTTGCGGGGTCGGTGCCATCGTCGGACACCACCACCAGCGAGGGTGGCAGCACCTCGCAGGATACGATCTCACCGTCGAAACGCACCAGACGGACGAAGGCGTTGCCATCGAGCACCATGCTGGCCACCATGTCGGCAAGGAAGTCGCGGCGGCTGCGGTTCACGTCCGGTTTGGTGACCAGGCTGCTGACCGTGTTGAGTTTGATACCCGAGCGCATCTCATGAATGGGCAGTCCGGTGATGGCGGTCTGCAACACCTGCACGCCACGAAATACGGTGCTCAATGAGAGTGGATCATAGGAGCCAGAGCGTGATGGCGGCATGATGCCTTCGGGGATGTCTTCCAGGGCTTCGGCGCCGCGCGTCATGATGCTCCCCGCGAATCGCATCCGTTGCCATAGATTCATGTTGCTCATGGCTCATAGTGATAGCTGCGAGGTGGGCATCACGTCCAGATTTTCGGGGGTCACAGAGGTTCACAGGGGTTCAGGGAGGTTCACGCGGGTTCAGAAGATTTGCAGCGGTCCGTCCGAGTCTGGCTGGTGGGACATGCCCCAGGCGGCGAGCATGCACGATTCGAGCGGAGAGGTCAGACCGGTGCTGCCGCGTCGGGTGATTCGCCAGGCGTCACCGCTCCATGTCTTCGCACAGTTGGCGGCCGAGTCGTCCAGGTCGATGTCGGTCGCGTGGAGGATGGTGCCGTTCTGCAACCCGGAGACATACGATTGGCCTACCGCAAGATAATCGCCCGCTCCCATGTCGCAGCAGTCGATTAGTGGCTCGTCGTTATGGTCGAGCATGCTGTGAAGCCGGTCGGATAGGTCAGCGTTCGGCCCTCGGTCATCCATGATGAGTGGAGCGTGGTATTCGGTGCACAGACGTTGGATGTACGCGGGTGCCTGCCCTGTTCCAGCCAGTATCTTCAGCAGTTGCGTCGTAGTGGTGCCGTCATCGTTGGCGATGGCCACACTCACACTGGTATGCGAGGCGTCGATATCGACTGCCGCTCCGAACATGATGGGACGGTTCCCGAGAGCACTGGCATCCACTGGAGCGGTCTGTGTGCTGTTCCAGATGTCGGCTGGGATGGCGCGGTCGGAGATGCCCATGTCTCGCCGGTTGCCGAATGCTCGCGCCCAGCCTGCGGCATCGTCGCCGAACTGCTCTCGGAACTGTTTGAGTTGGCGCATGTCCCAGAGCAAGCCAGCAGCGGGATGGTAACGCATGATCGTCTGTAGGTCTTCGGGGTCGGCATCCGTGGGGATGCCCCAATCGAACCAGCAGGTGTGTTCGGGTATCCTGCCTTCGCGCAGAGCGTCGATGCGGGGATTGAAGAACGTGGATTCCGCCGTGCCCTCGGTCGATGCGATCCACAATTGCGGTTGCACGCCGGTGGCCTTGAATCTGGTGGCTGTCGTGGGTAGAAAACCGTCCAGAATGGCCTTGCCTTTGTCGGCTGACAAGTGAGAAAGCCTCATCGAGGGTGATCTTGTCGCCTTGCACACCGTGCCCGGCAACTTTGGTGACCGCCATCGGCATGATGACACTGCCGTTCGAGAATGCTTGCTGCATGGCTCCGTTGGAGAGCTTCGGGCGTCTTGCGATCTGAGCCAGTCGTGAGGGTTGCAGCTTCTTCAGGTATTCCTTGAAATGGTCGCCGGCATCCTTGCCGGTCTGCGCGAGGTAGTAGACGAAACGGTTTGGCCCCCACTGCGTGTTACGGGTGTCTTCGGTATCGACCAGCGTCGATTTACCCGCCTGTCTGGGCGTTGAGAGCAGCACGGTGTCGTAAAAGTATGTGCCGGTCGTTGGATCTATCTCACCGGCGACATCGGCGACATACCGCTGCCACGGGAGCAACGGTGTGCCGAGCAGTTCCGCATACGCCGCTACCACGGCGCCATCTGTGTGCCGTGCCGTGTTTCGTTTCGTGCCCGCGCGCAGTGGTGTCACTTCGCAGCCGATTTCTCAATGAGGTCTGCGAGTGAGTCGTCAACCGCAGCTTGTTCAGGGTAGAGGTCACGCAGCTCATCGAGCCATCCTCGATATTCTGCCATGTTGCGGCTCGTTTCCCGTCCGACACTGTTCTGCACATCGATGTTACGGGCCAGAGAGACCATGGATTTGCAGATGATGCGCGCGTACGGTGTCAGGTCTCTGTCCTTCACGATGGATTCGATCAGTTCGATGGTCGCTTTTTCCTGATACCGGTCTGTTGATTCGAATTCCTGCATTCCTGGAAGCATTTCCTGCATGCTCTCTCCTTTCGTTGCTATTCCGCCGTTTCTGCCTGTTTTTTAATTGGGTTGGGGGGACAAAAAACTGGGCGCGGGGTCTTCTGTCCGTCCGTTGATTTAAAAAACCATCACCACTCCGGCCGAACCGATGCCGATGGCGGCGACGAACGAAGACCGAGACGCGCCAGCTCGTCGCGTCTAGCCTTCTGCTTAGCGTCCACGAGTTGCTGAGTGATGCGAAGCGCATACCATTGCCGTGCCACAGTCTGCTCGCCATGCGTCCGGTCATGCTCGGTGAGGCGGTCGAACACGGTCTGTGCTCCGGGGTCAACAACATGCAATGAATAGTCGAGAGCTATCCACTCGTCCAGCATGCGAGGGTGGCGCTTGTTGGATGGGATGCTCTTGATCAGCCACACATCCACCGGATCACCCAACCGCACCAGACGGCGATATGCTCCCTGCCATGCGGACTGGGCGGCGGCTACCAATGGTGCTGGGCGTTCCTTGCGGATATCCACGCTCGGGCAGATAGAGCTCGCCAGTCTGTCGAAGTCCAACACCAGCGCGTCTGCCGTCGCGTGCTCGGCAACATATGTGGTCTTGCCCGCCTCGGGCGGGCCGAGCACCACATGGATGTTCGCACCGTATCCGCTCAGTATCCTGTCCTGTCGGCTCGCGTTGCAGTGCTTGCACGCGCGCCTGATGTTCGCCACGGTGTCCAGACCGCCGATGTGGAACGGTCGAACGTGGTCGTCCTCCTCGCCGTGCTTCGTGCAGCCAGGTAGCGATAGCCAGCAGGTGTTGCCCCACCGGTCGATGACCTCGGCTCGGACAAGTGGATCAATGGTCTGTCTGCGTGCCATCAGTTCACCCGGTTCCGTCTGGTATCTGTAATGTATTGGTCCAACGCCCACACCTCGTAACGAATGATGCGCGACGGTTCCAGCCTGACGAACGCAGGACCCTTGCGGTCGTCTCGCCAGCGCTTGAGCGTCGAGACTGACACTCCTACGTATTTGGCGGCCTGGGCCGTGCTCAGCTTCGCTTTCGGATTCATGTCTGCCTTCCTAGAACAATGCGCTTGACTGCGGTGGTGGTGTGGGTGCCGTGGGACGTGGCTTGTGCGAGAGCTTGGCGATCATCTCGGCAGTCCACCGTCGAAAATCCCGGGAATCCAACGTCCATCCGCTGCCCCTCCGGTACACGCGCAATCCCTTTTCCCTGAGCGCCGCCAGCTCCATCGCATTGTTCAATCGCAGAACCTTCAGCACTTGGAAGGCTTCGAGTTCAGTGCTGCCGAACTTGGATGCCTGTTCGTCGATCTTGTTGGCGAAATACTGCAAGGTCTGTGCCTGGTCGAATGGATCGCCCCACGCGCTGACTGCCTCTAGCACTGTCGGCTTCGATTTGACTGTCATCGGTCAGTCAACCAGATAGCCATACTGGCCGCAGTAGCGAGCCAGCATCTTCAATGTGGATTCTGTGTCATAGGCTTTTGTGCCCATGATTTTCATTGTGTGGTGGGGCAGATTCCCGTCATGGATGAGTTTCTGTAATTCGTTGTCATTCAAGCCGGAATGTTCCAGAAGGTTGTTGCGTCCCACGTATTTGACCTGTTGCTGATTCAGTTGGTCAAGGTAGGGGAGCAACCTCATTACCTGCTGTTTGAGCATCGAATCGAAGCTGAGTTTTCCTGTCGCCATTCTCGTATCTCCTTCAGTGTGTTTGATAGTGACTTTTGGGTGGTGGTGCTGGAGAGGTCAAGACCTAATCAGGCCCGACCGAAAGATTTCGGAGGAGTCTGACTGTGTAGGTCTTGGCAAACGGCTTTCGGTATGGAGCCAGCTATCGAATGCAAGAGCGCGCGAACGCGCCGGGAATGGTCCCTCGGGTGGCCGCACAACGTGCGTGATGTCGCCAGATTCCGCCTTAAACGACGCCAATCCCTCGGTCTGGAGCAGAACTTTGTTTCACTCATAGCGCGGCTGCCACGCGCCTGACGTTCCCCGCACCACCAGGGCTAGGTATGGCTAGGGGTACGTCCTACGCCCCATCACAGCCGTTACATTTTTCTTACCTGGATTTAGGGCCGTCACGCATCCTCGCAGACTGAGCCTTCGCGTCACTCAGCGAAGAAGCCAACTGATTGAGCGCCGCTGAATCCAACAGCATGAGGCCCTTCACATCGCCACTCTCAAAGCGCAGCGCGAAGAACTCCGGCATGTCTGGCACAACTTCGACACTTATCTTGGTCACAGTGCTCATTCGTCACCTCGATCAGCGATCACCATGCCGCCAAACAGAATGGCAGCAGCAAGCAGATACCAGAAGCCAACCGATATGCAGACCACAGCCACAGGGATCATTACGCCTGCCAAAAGGCACTTCACCGTAGGCTTCATTGCTGTGCTCTCTCTGGATAGATCAGCCGCATAGGTACAGAAGGATGGTGATCTGGGCAGTACGCATGCAAAGAACGGCCACCGACATAAGCTCGCCATCCCATATCCCAAGCTGGCTGCAACACTGCGTATCTAGGACGACCGGAAGAGTTAGGATTGTAGATCCTGCTTCTCCATTGTTTGCCGCACCTGTTGCATGTCAGTTGCAAATATTGCGTCACCACATGCCTATTAATACCGGTCACCATTGTTGTGCCTCCGTTTGGTCACGACCGAGAAGCCAATCGATGCTGACGTTGAAACGGTCAGCAATCATTCCTAAATCCCTAATGGTGAACGACGTCGTTCCATGCATTTTTTGGCTTATTAAAGATCGTGTGACATTAAGATCACGTGCTAAATCTGATTGAGATGCACCATTCTCTGCAAGTAGTCTTCTAACACGAGTACCTACAATGCTGTAATTACAGGAATGTTGTTCAATCATATTTAACAGAATAACTATAATTTCTATTCTGTCAAGTCAGATGCTCATGTTGGTTGAGTTTTGTGTCAAATATTGCTATATTGTTAAATATGACTACACAAATGGCACAGAAAATAGATGCTGAAATCGATTTGAATGACGTTGTTGCGATGAATGTAAGAGTCGGGCTGGCACTAAGAGGTAAAACACAAGCTGATTTGGCGCGTGAGATGGGAATGAGCCGTGGCGGTATAACGATGAAGATGAAGCGTCGTGCCGCATGGTCTGTTTCGGATATAGAAAAGGCCGGGCGATTTTTGAATATCGCACCGGCCAAATTCCTTGAGCCCAATGGACTTGTG